ATTCCGTATCCCGATAAAGTAGTTGGGTTACCTGTTGTTATTTTACTCCAATCTAAATTAGGTATATCAGTAGCTGATAATGTAGTTCCTGTAGTTACTCTACCCTTAGTATCTACTGTAACTTTAGTATAAGTACCAGCAGTTACTCCTGTATTTGACAATGCAGTAGTTATGGAAGCATCAGCACTACCATCAAAACTAGCCGAACCTGTTACATCACCAGAAAGAGAAATATTTCTACCAGTTTGTAATTTAGTAGCAGTTGAAGCATTTCCGTCAGCATTACCCGTTATACTAGCAGGAAGTTTACTATTTGAATCTAATTTTAATATTTTATTAGGTGTAGCAGTTGTCACAACTTCTGTATTATCAATTTTATTAGAAACTGTATTCCATAAATCTCTTTCGTTAGATGTAATATGCCTAATTGTATCTGATATATGTGATACTGCACTATTCCAAGCATCTATTAATGCTTGAGTAATAGTTTCCAATATTGATAAATTAGAATGTGTATGTAAACTTCCCTGAAATGTAGTAACCGAAGCTAAATCAACATACATATCTTTTGAATTATTATTTGGTAAACAAACTAAAACAACCTCATTAATTTGAGGTTGAAATCCAGGACGTACTTTTACATTATTATAAACTTCGCCATTTATAATTATATTTGCAGTGCCATCTTCATTTAAAGATTGCACAATGGCCTTTTTACTTGTATCTGTTTTAGCATTATTAACTTTTTTTTTCTACCAATTTCTTTACATTGTTAACGAATTTTTTCATTTCGTTTATATCATTAGGCATTTTACCACCTGCCTTTATCCTATATTTCTAATTGCCCAAACACCTATATTCATAGTAGAACGATAGCTTAAATCATAAGAAATATTACGAATTACATAATTCCCTGTAGTACCATTATTTTCATCTTCAACATTAACTACATCATCTAATTTTAATTTAAAATTAGGTATACTTGTTATATTAACTGTTTCTTGTGCCATTATACTTTGTTGTAATTCATAATTTGCCCTTTGTTGACATAAATCATCGCTGTAAATATTATCATCTTCAATTACTTTAACTCTTTCACCAATTTTATCTATAGATAATTCACTTCCAGTTAAATCTTTTGCTGTTGCTGTATATTGATAGCCATTTTCCGTCATGCCGTATACCATTATAGAATTTTTAATATCATTCCAATTCAATTCTCTTGTACTTTGTAGATATAATCCAGATGTTGTATATTGCCAAACAGGTGGAGTAATTGCATAATCTTCAGGTTTAAGTGGATTTTTAAAACATAAATATCCTTCTTCATTATAATAAACCGAATAAGAAACCATATTTGCAAGTTCTAACAACATATCGGCTATTGTATCACCTGCTGGTTTTTCTATTGTATATGGAGTCAATACACTACATTCATCAATAATGTATTTTGTTTCACCAATTAAATCTATAATGATAGACTTAACTACTTCGTCTATTCTTGTATCAACATTAATTATATATTTATTAGCCAACGTACCTGCAATAGTACCATCTAATAATACCCATTTGTCTAATCCTTCAATAGTAACTTCTTTTTGTGTTGGAGTGGATAATAAAGAAGGATTACCTAATACATATATGCCTTGATTATATAATATTTGTTTACCATTATATTCGCATCCGCATAAAAGTCTGAATTTGTTGTTAATCCACATTTTAGAAGTAGGAGAAGGAATATATTGTTTGTCTAAATTTCTTAATGTCAAACTTACACTTCTACGATTGTTATTTGTAGCATCAAAATTAGCAGAACCACTAATTATATCACCAATGACATCACCAATCACTTCTTCTTGTGGAGTTAACCATTCGATTTTATAAATATATTTTTTAAAATTAGCATTTATAATATTATCTTCATTCATTCGGCTTCACCAACTTCCATGAAGGAAAACGTAATACTTGATAATGGTTCGATTAAATTTGTAAATGGTTTATAAGAACAAGTATGAGTATCAACTAACCAAATATCACCTTCATTAGTTCTTAAATATTTTGGTTTACCGTTATTTATAAAATCAATTACTTTTTGCCTATATTCGGTACTGATTTCCATAAAACTATCAATAAGTAAAGCAGTTATTATTCCACTTTTATATTTTTGATTTCCATAAGACACTATTGGATATTCATTAAATGTATCATCATAAACATGTCTTTGCTTATTTATTGTTATATCTGAAATTTCTATATTTGCAAAAAGAGGATATGATTCATTAGTAGTATAAGTTGCATCAGAAATCCACCAGTAATCAAAATCTATAGCAATTTGAACTAAAAAGGGTTGTCCTTCAATGTTGCCTGATACTGGAGATACTTGATATTCATA